TCCGGCGCCCACACGCCGACGATCTGCACCGGCCCCGCGCCGTTGTTTGTCCAGATGGCGACGGGCTGTGTCACGCCGCCTGTGCCGTCCCAAATGGCCCCCGGCTCAAATGACGCGCTGGATGTGCCGGTGCCTGACTGGTTGCCTACGCTGATGGGGCCAGCCGTCGCGCCGCTGGGCACGGTAGCCGTAATCGAGGTGTCGCTGTTGACGGTGAAGCTGGCCGCCGTGCCGTTGAATCTGACCACCGTCGCGTCGGTGAAGTGCGAGCCACTGAGCGCGACGCTGGTACCGGCGCTGCCCTGCGCGGGCGTGAACGTGATGCCGGTTGGCACAAACGCCGCGCCGCTATAGACGAGGTACATCTCCAGCGAGCCGACGCCGCTACCCGTGTATTTGCCCGATGGCTTACACCAGTCGGAGCCATTGAAGCTGGTTGTCGAAGTCTGGACGCTGTTATTGCCTGAGCCGGTGAAGCTCGTCTTGGCGGTGTTGCTCGTTTGATCCCAGGCGTAGGCCGTCAGCGTCGTGGTGGTGACAAGATGGCCCGTGCCGTTGCTGCCACTCCACGCCTTGACCACACAGGTCAGGGTAGAGCCATTGGACGGGATACAGCCGTAGCCCATCGGCGACCAATACTGCGTGCCACTGACGGGCGCGTTGATGTAGAAGGACGGGCCAGTACTCATCGCGCCACCGCCTCACACCGCTAGCTGAGTTGGAAGTAAATCTCGCCCGTCGCCAGCGTGGCAGGCGCGCCCGCGCCCGCTGAGAGCGTGAAGGCGCTTGTGCTGTGCGCGCCCACGGTTGGCACAGTCGCGCCGTTGAGCGTCATGGCGCCCGCGCCGGGGCCGAACTCCGCGATGATGACGTTATCGGTGATATTTGAGATGCGCAGGCCATTCGTGGTGGTCAACACCAGCCCGTAGGTCTTGCCATCGGTGGCGATCCACTGCTGTACGACCTTATTGGCGCCGCTCATCGTGACGCTGATTTTCTGTGTCGCGGTGGCGGTCACGGTGCCATCGGCTTGCATACAGCCCGCGAAGGCCGCGTTGAGTTCCGCCGCGTCCACTGGTGTGGCGGTAGATGGCGAGTCTTGCCAGGTCACGACCGTCATATGGCGCATGCCCTCCCTGGTTATCCCTGATTAGCTAAAGGTGGAATCAGCGGTTACGGTGATGCTCTCAGCATTGGTGTGGGTGTGCGAGTAGAGGCCGTAGAGCAGCATCGTTCCGCTATTGGCCGTCCCACTGGCGGATGCGCCGCCGAAGAAGGCCACTTCGGTGATCGCCACACCCACCGCGTCAGTCGGCCCGATGTAGCCGCTAATGATCTCCTCACCGACGCTGGCCCCATTGGTAATCGGCAGGATGGCCTTGCGCCCCACCTCATTGGCCAGGTGCGTGGCGGTGGCGGGCGTGCCCTGTGTGCCCGTGCCCCAGGCGATGTAGGCGGCGGCTGGGGCCGCGCCCACGCCAGAGAGCGCGTCGCGCAGCGCGTTCAAGGCCGCTTGCGTTTTTGTCCATGTGATAGCCGTAGGAGTCCCTGCCGTTCCACCGGGGTACAACGTCGCGCTAGGGTAGAGCGTCGCGCTGGGAAATTGCAGCGTGCGGACGGTGGCATTGCCTGTGACCGTCCATGTCCACGTGACGGTACCGGATTGCAGGATGCTCACCAGCCCGCTTGTCCCGACGTTGATACTGTCAATCTGGATTTGCCGCGCCTGTTGCGCCAGGGCTTTCCAGAACCGCGCGCCGCGCTGGCTGAGCGGGCCAGCGACGGCCTTGACGGTGTAGTAAAGCTGCGCCACCTCCGCGCCGATGGGGCCGCTATCACTGACCGTTACGGATTCAATCACCATCGCCACGCTGTTGAGATTCAAGCCGGGGATGTTGACCGTCACCGCCTGACCGGGCAGGAAGCCCGCCGTGATGGTCATGAAATCGAGCGTTTGCGTATCCTGGCTGTAGCGCGCCAGATAGCCAGCGGCGGCGGCGAAGCCATCGGAGGTCGTGGTGAGCGTGGTATCGGTGGCCACCGCCTCCACAATGCCGCTAGTGTAGCCGCCCTCCCGCGCCTGCCTGTCCGCCACGCCGCCCGCGTCCTGCGCGATGGTGATGTTGTCGTACTGGCCCACATACGTCACGCTCAGCGTGTCGGTGGAAATGAGCTTCGTTCCCCCGCTGTCCTGGGTGATGAAGTTTGAGCCTTGCTGCCAGTACCAATTCTTCCCACTGTCTTTGCCCAGATAGCCCACGGTCTGCGCGCCGCCGTTGAGCGTGATCGTGGGCGCGCTCGCCAACGCGTAGTCCATCGCGAACGCGGTCAACTTGCCGTCACCCTGACGGGTGTTGGTGAGGCTGGCGGTTTGCGCCGTGCCGCCAAGCATGTACTGCGTATTGCGGTATTGGGTGTTGCCGTGTGAGGCGCTCTCGGTATCGCGCTCAATGATCGTGTCATCAACCGTGCTGACCGGCGGCGTATTGGGGCTGGACGTGGCGAAGTAGAGCCGCCGCGCCTCATCAATCCACCAGGCGTAGCCCTGCGCTTTCTGACAGATGGCGTCCAGACAGGCGGATACCTGCGCGTAGTTGCTGGTGAATGCGCCGATGGTGACGCCCGCGCCCGTGACGGTGGACAGTTGGCCCACCTCCCACACGTTTGGCCCGATGCCCTGCGGGTCAGGCTCAATCATCAACCCATCAATATTGAAGGTGTCCGCCGCCGTGCCGTTGACGCTCACCCGCAGGCCGTAGTTGCCGCTCAGGCTCGACGGCATGGTGATAGTCAGCTTGAGGCGTTGCCAGGATGAGGTGAGCGTGAGCGCGGGACTGACGCCCAGCGCCGTACCCGTGCCAGAGGAGAAGGCGAACAAGACGACGTTGCCGCTGCCCTTGGCGTAGCAGGAGAACGTGTAGCGCATGCCCGCGACGTAGGCCGTGCTGGGCAGGTAGGCGATAGCGCCCTCAAACGCCACCGTGCCCGGTGTGACCACTTTCAGCGACGCCAGGCCCGCCCAGGCCGTCGTAGTGTCGCGCGTCAGTGTCGTGCCGGTTCCGACCAGCGTGAAGCCGGTCGTATCCGTCTCAACGCTGGACTGGTTGACGCTCAGCAGGTTGCGGACGCCGTAGACGCCTTCCGCCGCCAGGTACTGCGCGATGAGGTCATTGACGATGAATTGCGCGGTTTGGCTGGCATACGTGGTGGCGGCCAGCCGCTTATCCGCCAGGTAGGTGTTGTCCCGGCAGGTCAGGCTATGGGAGAGCAGGCCCGCTTGGGACATGCGCCGCCACTTGGATGACGCGACCCAGCGCGACAACAGGAGATTGCCGTTGGCGTCATAGAGGAGCGCCTGTGAGCCTTCCATGAAGGTGTAGGCGTGGGACTCGTCTATGACCTTGAAGGACAGGCGCGCCCGCTGGCCGATCTGCGCGTCCCCACGCACGCTGCCATGATCGATGGTGACGGTTTGCCCGCCAATGACGGCATACATGGGCGTTCCTTCGGTTGCCTACAGCGTGACATCGCCGGTCATGATGCGCGCCGCGTTGCCGATGTGCGGCAGGAGCGCAAAGCCCATCGTCTCGCCGTCTAACTGGATGACTAGCGGGCGATTGCTCCCCGCGCCGCCTGATGCGACGGTCGCGGCGATCTGCTGCGCCGCCAGCGCAGCGGGTGAAGCCGAGACGAGGCCCGCCGCGCTGGATGCGCTCACGCCGCCCGATGAGAGGGACAGGGAGCCGCCCGCGCCAGTGAGCGCCGCCCGCACGCCTGACACCGCTGAGGCCGCCGCCGCCGCTAGCGCGGGGGTCGCGTCGGTGATCCCGCCCGCGAACATGCGCATCAGGTTGGGCGCCCACGTGTCGGCGTCGGAGCCTGGGCCTTCTTTGGCGGGTGAGTGGAAGCCGAGCAGGTTCTTGATTTTGTCCATCGCGTCGCTTGCGGCTTTTTTGAGGTCGCCAAACTTGCTGGTAATGCCGTTGATGAGGTTCTGAATCAGGTTCTTGCCCCAATCCTCGGCTTGCTTCACGAAGGCGTCAAACTTGACTTGCGCCTCCGCAATCCAGGCGACGATGTGACCGCGTGCGAGAATCAGCCCGGCCCGGATGCGCTGCGGGATGCTGAGAAACGCCGTGCCGATAGCGCCCAGGAAATTGCCCACCTTGGTTGCGGCGTCATGGAGCCACGTGCCAAACCGCTGGAATATCGGGCCCACGTGCGTGGCGATAGCGCCCACGAGGTCAGCTAGCTTGTCGAGCAGCCAGCCCAGCACGGTCAGTAGGAAATTGAGGATAGGCCCGACCACGTTTTGTACGACCCAGCCGATAGCCTGGAATGCCGGAATGAGCACGGGCAGGATATAGCCCACGATGCGCTGAATCGGCGGCAAGACTTTCTCCAGAAACGTCTTCGCTAGCCCTTCCAGCACCGGCAGGACGTTGGTGAGTACAACCGATACGAGCGTCATCAGCACGGGCAGGACGTTGGCGCGAAACCAGGCGACAAGCTGCATCACGGCGGGCAGGACGGTGGTGGTGATGAAGCCACCCAGTTTGATGAGCGCGGGCGCGACCGTCGAGAGAATGAATTTGCCAATCTCGCCAAACATCGGAATCAGGGTGGAGGCGGCGAAGCCCGCGAAATCCGACACGGCGGGCAAGAGGTCTTGCGTGAAGAACGCGCCCAATTGCTTGAGGACAGGCAGCGCCGCGCCCTGGAGTTGCCTGCCCATGTCCGCAGCCGCGTCACGCACAATGCCCAGCATGAAGCCCAACTGATGCGCGGGTAGTCCACTCATGACCTTGCCGAGACTGTCGAAGAGCGGGTCTATGCCAGCGATGGCCTGTGATAGCCCGTTCATCAACGCGTCCGTGACGGGCTGAAGCGCGGTCAGGAGTTTGGCCAGGATGGGGATAAGCGCCTGGCCGAGCGTCTCCTTCATGTTATTGAACTTGGCGATGAGAATACCGATCCCGCCGTTCGCCGCGCCCGCCGCTGACGCCGCGCCGCCGAACTCCTTGTTCAACTCTTTCAGGATGACGCCCTGCGCGCCCGCCACGTCGCCATGCCGTATCATCAGCGCGATTTGTTGCTTCTGCTGGTCGCTAAACGTGACGCCCTCACGGGTGAGCGCGGTAATACCCTTCAACGGGTCGTTGAGCGCCTTACCGAGCAAGAGGCTCTGCTGTTGCATCTGCTGCGCGCTAGGAATCATGCCGCCGTTCATCTTCGTCGCCATATCGGCGGCGGCTTGCGTCGCCTGGGGAAAAACCGAGCGACCGATATTTGTGAATGTCAAGAGCATGTTGCTCGCTGTCTGGACGGCGTCATCGTCAATGCCGGACAGGTTCATGATGCGTGTGGCGAGGTCTTGGATGGATTGCGCCGTCTGGCCGCTGGCGTCGTGGGTGGATTTCAGCCCCGCCACCGTCTGCGCCATGACGGCGTTCGCCTCCATGCCCGCGCTAAAGCTGTCCTGTACCTGGCCCTTCAGGAACGTCCAGGCCGCGCCCGCCGCGTTGACGATGGCCGCGCCGCCGACGTAGCCGCTGAGCGTGTCCAGGAAGCCATGCGTATGCTTATCGGCTTTGTCCGTCTCGTCAGAGACGCCCTTGAGCCCGCGCTCAGCCCTGTCGGTGTCCGCAGTTACGACAATTTGAAGCTGCGCTGCGGTCGTCGCCATTGTGGTGTCCCTCAGTTACGGGGCTTGTGGGCTAGACGTATGCTGTGTGAGAGGCAAGCGGCCCCACGCTGCCCCACAGGAACGTAGCAAGTGTGCGACGTGAGAGGAGAGCACCCCCGATGGCGCAACCCAATTCCCAGCAGCCGGTTATCATCGTCAAGCAGCAGCCCGGCGGTTGTCTGGTGACGGCGCTGGTATTCGTCTTGTTTGGCTGGCTAGGGATAGCCGCGATGGCGCTGTGGAAGCTGGCGCAATGGACATGGCAGGCCAGTGCGGCGCTCTGGCGCTGGACGTGGCAGGCGAGCATGTGGAGTGCGAAGGCGACGGCGCGCGGCGCGTCATGGCTCACGGCGCGCTACGGCTGGCGTGGCTGGGCCGTGGTGGGCGCGGTGGTGATCGTGCTGGCGATTCTTGGCGCGCTCGCCGGCAATGGCGGCGGCCACTAGTCCGCCGCTAGCCTTCGCTCTTCTGTGGCCCGCGCTCGACGGCGCGCGTCACGCTCAGTGAGACGAACGCCCAATCTTGCCAGATGAGCGGCTTGTCGTCAAACCAGTCAGGCGGCACGCCCAGGTGGCGCGCCATCTCGATACGCGCAAACCAGTCAGGGACATCACCGCCTAGCGGCGCGAGCCACCTCTCGTGACCGTGGAGGAAGAAGCGCGTGAGCGCGCTTGTGGTGATGTCCCGTTCGCTTCCCCCATGCGCGTCTCGCCTAAGAGCGCATTGAAGATGGCCCACAGCAGCTCGATACTACACTGCCGCAAGCGTTCCAGCGTCGGCTCGATCACCGGCCCCGGTGTCCCGTCCTCGTCGATGTATTCGTAGAAGTCCCAGCCCCCCACGAGTTGCGCCAGCGATTCAGCGGCGGTGTCTATGGCCGCCAGCGTCTCCGCCACGCTCATATCCGCCAGCCGCCGGGTGGATGTTTCGCCCACGCGATGCATCATCTCGGAGGTCAGGCGCTTGGGATACCAGTCTACGTTGAGCGTTTCCCCTTCAATGTCCAGGGTGGAATGCGTGATACGCGCGGTCAGAGCGGCATGTGAGAGCGGCATAACGTCTTATCCTGCTATCAGGCTTTCCAGCGGCGCATGAGAAGCCCGCCAGTCGCGCCAGGATGACCGTCACGCCGCTTGCGCGGTTGTGAACGGCTCGCTAGGCGCGAAATGGCTGGCGGGCTTCTCAGCGCGTTCTAGCGCCACTTTACTTTGTGAAGCGGCGGGTTGATGGGGTTAGAGGGCGGCGATACCCGTCTGCGATGTCACCATGAGGGTATGGCCCCACGTGGCATCGTATATTATCGTGCCGTCAATCTCGCGCATGTATACGCCCTCGTGGTCGCTGTACTTGGCGATCTTGTTGAGGCGGAAGGCGATGTCGCAGTTGAGCAGGTAGTAGAACGGGTTGGCGGCGACGGTCGCGTTGGGCGACGTGCCGCCGGTCAGGCCCGCGCCAGAGGCGGTGGGCGCGGTCGTATCCTGCGCCAGCGTGCCCGCGAAGGTGATGGTGTACGGCCCGCCCGCGCCGCCGGTCACGGTGGCGTTACCCGCGCCCACGCTGGACAGGCCCGTGAGCGCCGTCTGGACGGCGGCGGAGGCGGCGTTGTACGCGATACCCGCCGTGGTCTGACTCTTGTAGGTGATCGTGAACGTGCCGCCGGTCGGCGCGCCCGTGATGGTGAGCGTGTAGAGGTTGTCCACGTACTGGCCCTGTGCGTTGGCGCGTAGGAAGTAGGTATTGCCGTTGCGCATGTTGCTCAGAATCGTACGCGTCGTCGCGTCCTCAGCCAGCGCCAGTTTGATACCTGATGTCGTTTTGAGGTCCACATGGCCCTTGAAGCTGGCCTGTGAGCGGTCGCTCACCCACCGTGCGCCCTTCAAGCCCTTCACTGACCAACCGAAGTCCAGCACTTCATCGCTGAGTTGGGTTGTGCCGAGATTCGCGCCGGTCGTGTCCAGATAGTAGTTGACGTGTGAACCGAGAATTGGCACGTTGGCCAGCGTCGTGGGGCTGGCGGTGAAGGCGCTCCCCGTCGAGATGATCTGCGCGATACCCGCGACGCCGTCCAGCGTGACGCCCGCCTTGCGGTCGTACTTGAGGCCAATGTCGGTGAGCAGGCCGTAGGAGTAGGCGTTGACGTTATCGGCGCTATCACCAAACTGGCCCGTCCAGGTGCGCGGCGTGATGGCTCCGGTGGCCAGCAGGTCGTAGATGCGCTTGCGGGCGTTGACGGCGCCCGCTGGCGTTGACGGGCTAACCGTGCCGAGCGCGTTTTCCAGCGCGAAGAGGAACTCCGTATAGAGCGCCGGGCCGGACACCGCCAGCGTTGACCACGCCTGGTTGATGGCGCTGACCGTATCCACACGGTAGCCCTGCGCCGTGAACTCGTTGACCGCTAGCTCATCACCCGGCTCGATGCCCAGGGATTGCATGCGGTAGGCGGTCGCGCCGCCCGCGCCGGGCGATGCTTCCCAGCCGAGCTGATGAAGGACATTGATCTTACTGGAGATGGTCGTCATGCGGCATTACCTCATGCGGAAACGCCGCGACGGCTACCCGCGCGGCTGGTGTGTGTGTGGAAGGAGCGGCGCTAGGGGGTTTTCGCCTCAATGCGGTAGACGCCGCCCTGCCGTACCCATAGCTGGTTGCCGTCCTCTTGGAAGTCAAAGCGCGCTTGCTCACGCACGCTGGACACAATCACGCCGTCTGTGACGCCCACGTTGCGCTTTTGATGGAGCGCGGTATCCACGGCGCTGGCGACGGTTTCCACGGTATCCGCCTGGTCATTCAAGCCCCACACTTCGATGAGCCAGGTATTATTGGCCCACAGTCGCGCGCCCGCCACGCCCATCACATCAGCGGGGCCGTAGAGCGTGACCACGATGTAGGGGCCAACCGCGCCCGCCGGGGCCGCGCCGCGATAGATGCCACCGGTCGCGCCCACGCTGGCCAGCGCGGTATTGAGCCATTGGAGCGTGGCGCTGATTTCCGACATGGCGACTACTCCACTGGCCGTTACTTGATACCCGCGCCCTCAATGGCGGCGCTGATGACATCCGCCACCGTCTGTGCGACCGCGCCCCGCGCGCCTTCCGCCGCCTGCGCCAAAAATGGCCTAGCAGGCATCCGGCGCGTACCGTCATGGACGTAGATGCTGTTGATAGCGGCGAAGGCCACGATGGCCGCCGTCTCACTATCGGGCGGCGCGACCTCTGGCAACATCTCGCGCGTGCCGTCCGCGCCCTCCGCCGCGCCCACCGCCTGCCCGTAGGTGCTCACATCGCTCGCCACATAGTAGCCGCTGGCCTGCGTCGCGCCGGTATCCACCGGGCAGTTGGCTTGCGCGGCGGGGAGCACGTTCTGTGAGGCCACCTGCCGCACGGCCACCTTCGCGCCTTCCTGGAGCGCCTGAATGATCTGGGGAAAGTGGTTGATAACCTCTTCAGCCATAGTGCGTTACGCCTTTCCCGCCTCACGCCATGCGCGCCAGAACATCCGCGCGGCGTAGTACCAGAACACCGGATGCCAGCGGCGCACCCGCACACGCATGACGTTGTAGGCGTCTCCTGGCTGGTTGGGGAGGATCTCGATCCAATCAGGGAGCTTCATGTGAGCCTCCTACGTCGCGGGCGCTTGCGCACAGGCCAAAAGTGGGGTGTGCAGGAATTGCACCTGCCCGTACGCATTGGTTCTGGATTTTGCGTCCAGTCGCCTGGCTACTCACCAGTCGCGTATGCTCTCGCTAAGAGCTTCCACCCCACAATAGCGTACCGCCCCTACACCTACCTACGTCGCGGGCGCTTGCACACAGGCCAGATGGATGATGCGGTGGCGCTCGTCGGTGTCGTTGACGTTGCTGATATGATAGATACGCGCGCCGTCTACCACCCGCATACCCGGCAGGATGGTGAGCGATGGCGGGTAGCGGATGATGATGTCATACGCCGTGAGCGCCATCTGCTGACCCGCCAGGAGTTGCAGCATGGCGCTACTTTGCTTGGCGGTCACGCTGCCCCACGTGGTGAGCACGTCTGACCACGCGTTGGTGTGGCCGAGCTTGCCGTCACTCGCCTGCGTAGACTTCTGTATGGTCAACTTGCGGCGCAATGACCCGGCGGATACGGGCTTGAAGGAGCCGCCAGCGGTGTTGCCAGCATTACCAGCCATAGCGCGCCTCCGCTAGCCCTTCTTGGGCTTGGGCTTGAATGGAGCCGCCGCGCCAGGGAACGGCTTCTTGGGCGCGGGCTTGGCGGGCGCTTTCGCGGGCTTGGCGGGCGCTTTCGCGGGCTTGCCACGATTCTCAGACAAGCGCCGATCTTTCGGCGTGGCGGTGGAAGGTTTGCCGCCTTTGCTTTCACTCTCTGTCGTCATGGTTAGAGCCATCCTAGCAGGTACTCAGTCGGTAAGAGCGCGTCAGGCAGCGCGCTTCCCGCCTCCCGGTTTTCATAGAGATGCGCCGCCGCCGCCTGAATCGCGCGCCGCATCGGGCCAGGGACGCTGGCGGTGGTCGCGCCGTAGCCCGCCGTGTAGGTGACGCGCACGCGCGGCGCACGCGCGCCCGTCCAGTCCCAGCTAGGCATCCAGTAGGCCAGCGCCGACGAGTGGAGCCACACGCGGGCAGGCTCGTTATCGCTGTCTACCAGATAGTCGCCCGCGCCGCCCGACGGGGCCAGCGTCATGGCCTTCCATAGCTCAATGTCTTGCTCGATTTCCGCGCTGGACACCGCGCCAAGCGGGGCGTAGGGCAGGTCAAAGGCGAGGCGGGGGTAGGGCGGGATGACGCCGCTGATACCGCCCGCCGCCGACGCCTCAAAGGGCAGCGGGAAAGTCGCTTGCAGCGTGCGGGTGATGAGCGCGCGATTCAGCTTGCGCTCTAGCCACAGCCGCGCGTCGGTGATGAGGTCAGCCAGGTACTCATCATCGTCTTGCCAGTCAATGCGTAGATGGCGTTTCAACGTCTGGACAGTGACCGGCTCAATGGCCGGTTCCACCGTCGTTTTGATGGTGAGGGCCATAAGCCGGTACTCCTATCCAGTCCAGTCCAGTCCAGTCAGACTACACGACTACGCGACTAGGCGGGCATGTTGCGGGCGCGGCCCAGGATGGCCTCCGCGCCGTAGACGCCGCCCGTGGTCGCGCCAGAGACGGTCATCACGATGCGCACCCATCGCTTGCTACCGATGTAGCCGACTTCCTGAACGGCGCTGCCGCCATTGCCCGCGCCGGTCGTGAGCGCGGTGAAGGCGCCGATGAGGCCAGCCGCCGCCACGTCGGCATACGTGCCAGGCGCGCCGGAGCCGTTGTCATCGGCTTCTTGCAGCTTGGGGGTGTGCGTGCCATCGGTGATGACACCAGCGCTCAGCACGAAATCCACCGCCTCGAAGTTGCTGGTGTCAATGTCCAGGCCGTTGGCCGTCGCGGTCTTCGCCGCTGGCACAAACGCCTGGACGGGCTTGATTGCGTGGGCTAGGTCTCGTGTCGCCACGTTCATATCTCCTTACGCGCGCCACGCATGGCCAGCGACCGTCAAGAGGTGACAGCCGCCAGCCATACCGGCGTGTGTTCTCAGGTAGCAGGACAGTCAGGCCGCTAGGCGGCGCGCTACGACTGCTTAAGGACGCTCAATGCTTCTTCCAGCACGAGCTGGCCGCCCACGCGCTTGTGGACAAGTAGGCCCACCTGACCGCTGGCGGCGTACAGCTCTTCAAGGCGCTGGACGCTCATCTGTACGCGGTCGATGAAGCGGTACGCCTTGCTGAAGTCGCCTACGGCCAGCGTGCGGTTGGTACCGCTGATGGCGCTCGGCATGTCCGTGGCCTCAACGTAGGGAACGCCCATGATTGTGCCAGGGTTGGCCGCTGAGAGCGCGCCATCGGTGTAGGGGATGAAGATCGGGCGGCTATTGCCGTCTACGATCTGGCGCACCGCGCTCAGTACCGCCTGATTCATCACCCACTTGCAATTAGGCGAGTTGCGATAGGCGGGCTTGAGCTTCATGAACGTCTTCACCATGTCGGCATAGACAATCGCGGTGGAAGTCGCCGCCGCCTGCACATTGCTGGTGACGTTGGCCAGGAAGCCCTGCGGCTTGCCGTTCATCGCGTCGCCATTGACGAACGCCGCGCCTTCAAGCACGCCGAACTGTTCCGCGATGTCGCCCGTCAGTTCCGCCTGCATGTCAAACCAGGCGTCTTCAAGCAACTGGCGGCTGAACAACACCAGCGCGTACATCTCGGCGGTGGCGATCACCGCTTTACCGTAGCTCTGGCCGGTAGACTCCGTGCGCGTGCCGGTCTCAGCGACCCAGCCCGCCGTGAGCGTCGTCTTCCTGACCGGAATCTCGACGGTGTTGTTTCCCGTCTGCTGCACCTTCGCCAGGGAGCGCACCGGGCTAAACAGGATGCTCGCCTTGATGATCTCATTCTGGATGACATCGGGCAGCAGGAAATACCCGCCCAGCGTGTCATCCGCGATGGAGAACGCCTTGGTTTCGGCGCGAATCTGCGCCGCCTTGACCTGAAGGCTCTCGCGATCCTGGCCCTCAGCCGTCGCCAGCAGGTCGCGCTGCTCACGCGGCATGCCGAAGAAGCCCCGGCGCAGGTAGGACTTGAACGCCGCCACGCGCTCTTCGCTCTCAACAGCGGTCACGCTCGCGCCGCTGGCGCTGGCCGGGCGCTTGCCCTTGGTTTCGATCTCGCTGATACGGTTGTTCACGCCGTCAATGTGGCGCTGGATGGCCGTATCGAACTCGCCCGAAACGGACTTCTTGATTTCCGCCTCGCGCTCGTCTAGGAGCGGGGTCATCACGCCAACGAAGAGACTCGCAATCTCTTCGCGGTCTTCTTTGGTCAGTGCTACCACGGGGTGTCATCTCCTCACGCGCCGCAACGAGGGGCGGCGCGTCACTACGCTACTGCTGTGCTGTCCGCTTAGTCCTGAGCCGTGGCGCGGCCTACCGCTTGCGCCAGGCGCGCGGCGGTCATGCGGTCACGGATCAAGCGGCCCATCTCGTCTGCCGTCAGCGGAGTGGTGACGCTCACGCCCGTAGGCGGCGCTCCGGCTCCCGTCAGGGTTTCGCTGGTCGCTGGCGTGTCGCCAGCCGTCGTATTGAGGGACTTTCCGCCAGGGGCATCGCCGCCGCCGCTAGAAGTGGTGTCGCCGCCCTCATCCGTCGTGGCGGCGTCCGGCTTCGCGTTGGGGTCAACCTTGGCGTGAAAGGCGGTCAGTGATTTATGGGTAGCGGCGAGCGCGTCCATGCTCTTCTTCATGTCGGCAAGCATGCCGCCCATCGCCTTGTGGTTGGCGGCGCTCATGATGCGGCCTGACTTGACTTCCGCATCGCTGGTATCGGCGCTCATGTAGCCCGCATCGCCGTCGCTATCGCTGGCGTTGGGGCCGTCCGGGTCTAGGAAGCTATCGCCATCATCATCAAGGGATGGCACAAACGACGCCGCTAGCGATTGCTTCACGAGGTCGCTCATATGCGCGCTGAATTGCTCTAGCACTGTCTCAGCGGCGGCTTGCGCATCGAAGGTAGGCTCATCTTCAACGCCAGCGGGCATGGCGAGCATAGTGGAGTAGACGCCCTGGCACATGACGCTGTGCATGGCGTCTACAAACGCTTGGAAGCTATCGCCCCACTCATCTTGCAGGCTGTCATCGGCGCTCACCATCTGGAGCGCCGTGGTGAAGTCCAGCGCCTTGCGGCGGTGGCTGCCCTGTGGCATGCGTTGACCCTTTCCACCGCTACCGCTGGGCTTGGCGTCCCACGGCGCGACAATGCTCTTATCATCGAACTCAGCGGCCATCCTGCGATAGTAGGCGCTAATCTTGTTTTTGATGGTGTCCACCTCGGCGGCGCTGATGCCGTCCGTGTGCTCCACGCCATGCGACCCGGCGCAGGCCATGATGCCGCGTGGCATGGCCTTGACCTCGCCACCTACCACGTCACAGAAGAGGAGTTTGAAGGCGCTGACATTGCTGGCGGCGTCGCCCGTGGGGGAATAGAAGTGGACGCTCTTCAGCTTGGCGGTATTCACCGCGCCTTGCGCGTCCGTAGCCCAGGCGACGATGCGCTTGTGCGCCGCGCCGTTATCCCAGGCGGTGTCACGCGCGCCCAGCGGCCAGGAGGCTTTGCCGGTGGCGGTCTTGACCTCCATGATGATGGCGTCCGGGTTGGCTGGCACGCTCACCACGCTCCCCTCGAATAACGCCACCTCTTTCAGATGGCGGTAGCCGTTGCGGTCATAGTCGCGTTTGATGGGGAAGTAGCCAATGGACATGGCTGGAACGTAGCCCTTGATGGTCGCTGAATACGCCGTGTGGCCTAACTCCGTATCCAGGTCAAACTCACCCGTGACGTAGAGGCCGTTGCTGTCCTCATAGGCGTCTACAAAGCCGCCGATGGGCTTGTCACTGTCATGATTCCAGAAGATGGGGAAGAGATAGCGCCCGCCCGGCGTCCCAGCGCGCTTCTGTTGCCGGGCGCGCATCTCGCCTAACGTCTTGCTGAACGCGCCGCGCTCAATGATGTCGCCCTGACTATCGAGCGTGTAACAGGCGAGGTAGCCACTGAAACGCCCGCGCGGCCCATCATCCGGCCCATCCAGCGGCGTGACCGCTAGCAGGTCAAACGCCTGCCGGACGGGCGCGCTGGCGTGTTGTGTCATGCCTGGCATTACTGCCTCCTTACGCGCCACCCGTCGCCAGTTGCAGCGACCATTCCAAGCCGCACCGGCAATTTGCCGTTAGGCCAATAGATGCGGAGGGGTCGCAGGGATACATCAGGCTTTCGCCGCCCACGTCAAACGGCTCATTGAGCCCCACTGTCTGGCCATCCGCCGCCGCGTGCTCTGGCCTGACCTTCGCGTCACCGACCGTCACCCACGTCCGCACCGCCTGCGCGCCGGTCACATCCGCCGCTGTGAACGCGGCGTCTAACTCGCCTAGGCTCCACGCGCCCACGACTTGCAGGTCAGCGATGGTATCCACCCGGCCCGCTAGCCAATCGGCATACGCTTGTTCCAGCGCCGTGATGAGGCTGTCAATCGCGCTGGCGTCAATGCCCTGGCTCAACTGGCGGTCAAACGCCTCCGTGAGCGCGTCTACCGTCGTTTGCGCCGTGGCGTCGGCTTGCCGCGCCGTCACGCCGCTGGCCAGCGCCTCCGCTACCTTGCTCCCATCGCGCGCCGGGTCGTAGGTCACGCCATCCGGCAACAGGCCCGCCTTGCGCCACTCGTTGATGAGCTGGCCTGCCGCTTCCTGACTGACGGTGGCAAGCGCCGCTTGGAACAGGGCTTGCCAGTCACTACCGAAGGCTTTGGCGGCGTCTATGGCGCGGCTAGCGGCTTCCTGTGGCGAGACGCCAGATTGGGCGGCGTCGCGCAGGATGCTCACCAGCGTATCCCGCTCAGCTTGGAATTGCGCGGAGACCTGCTTACGCACGGCCCGATGCGCGGACAGGCGCGCCCGCTCTACCTTCGCCGCGCGGTCACTGCCGCCGCTTCCCTGGCTTCCTTCGCCAGCCGCTTTGCCCGCGCGGATGGGCTGTAGAGCGCGTGAGCGGCCCGTGAGGCGAAAGGGGGCATCACCTGTCTATCCATACCCTTCGCGCCATTGGAGGCCACTGACGGCCCGCTAGCGGCGTTAGGCGACGTATTGCCGCCATTGCCGGGCGGGTTGGCGTCAACGATCTGGCCCGGTGGCAGCGCGGGGGGCGTCGCGGGCGCGCCCGGATGGGGCGGCGTAGGCGGCTTCGCGCCGTCTGGCAACGTCGGCAGGCTTGCGCCTTCTAGCAACTGGTCAAGCGTCAGGGCGCGCGGCGGCGCCAGGAAGATGTCGCCCTCGTCAATCGGGTCTTCGCCAATCATCGTACGCGCCTGATTGAGCGTGATGATGCCGCCGATGTAGTCCTGCCGCGCGCGGGCATGCATCGCGTCCTGGTCTTCGGCTAGCGCCTCGATGGCGTTGCGGTCGTAGTCAATGGCGTAGACCGCCGGGTCAAGCCCGTACATCGGTAGCAGCCAGCGTGAGAGCGCCGCCTTCAGCCTGTCCATGCGCGGCAGGATGGTTTCCATGTAGAGCGCCCGCCGCGCCTCCACCTGATTGGAATATGTCTTATTCGATGCGTCGCCTAGCAGTTCAGGCGGCACACCGAAGGCGATGGCGATCTCACGCGCCGCTTGCGTCTTGCCGTTGAGCCAATCCATTTCGGAGGGCGTCTGGCCCATCTCCGTCCATTCCATCGGCGCGCGCGGCACGAGTGGACGCCCGGCGTTGCGCGGCCCCTGATAGCGCTCACGCAAGTCTTCTTTGAATGTCGCATGCGCGTCAGGCGGGATGATGCTGTCAAACTTGGGTGTCAGCATGCCGGATGGGCGGGCCATGTTTTGCAACAGCGCGGTATTCCAGTCATTCGCCGCGTTGTGCTGGTCTAACGCGCGGGCCGCCACGCTGGCGGGCGCCACGCCTTGCGCGCGAGTCAGCGGGTGGAAGTCCTTGACGCGCAGGATGTCCTCAGGGTTGAAATGTTGCTTGTGGTCGCCAACCTGGAACGTCCAGCCGGTCAGGGCGCCGTCGCGGTCCACATCCGGCGTCATGCAGTTGGGCTGAATGGGATACAACTTCGTCGGCGCGCGGGTGGCGCCGGTCTCAGGCCGCACGGCCCACACATACGTCATGCCCGCCAGCAGCCAGTAGGCGCACACGGCTTCCATGAACTCTGGCCCGCTGTCATCATCATTGGCTTCGATGTTGAGCAGGTCAATGACCGGATGGGGAATGCTGGCGCGCTGGCCGCCACGGCCTTTCTTGTAGAGTTCCCACGGGATACCGGCGATGGCCTGCGTAATGACCGTCACGGCCCTGTAGAGATAGACGTTCCCGTTATAGCCGTGTTGGCTCATCTTGCCGTAGTCGCGGGCGGTCTTGTAGGTTGGCTCGCTAGGGTTCATGAACTCGGCAATGCCGGGGAGAAAGTCTATGGAGCCAGACATCTCCTTCGCCTCAGCGCCAGCGCCGCCACGCCAGAGCGCGCGGGCCAGGATGGGCGGTAGGAAGTCGCGAAATGTCGCCATAGCGTGTGTGACTCCCTACTCGCTACCCGTCGTCAGTCATCCCAGGACATGAGGCTGTAATCGGGCGTGCGCTCTAGCATCAGGTCAGTGAGCGCCCATACCAGCGCGTCTAAGCGGTCAGGTGAGGCGTCGCCTTGCGTCCACTGGCACATCTGGTCTTCAAGGTCAGGGAACGTGCCGCAATGGTGGACACGCCCTTGCTCGTAGAGCGCCGCCACCGGCTCCGCACGCGCCACCTTGCCCCGGCTGGCATGCACAGCCTTGTAGGCCACGCTGGCGTCAATCGTGTGGATGGTGAGCGCCACCAATTCGCCGCCCTGGTTGACCTCCGCCACGATGCGGTCAGCATGCCGCGCGTGGTACGCCGCCACCGCCTCACGCGCCCACTTGTCAGGCGTCGCGCGCATGCTACGGTCATCAAGGACGTAGCCATGACCGTCCGCGCCTACGCCCGCCACAATCACGCCCGTCTCGTCTGAGCCTTCGCCACTCGTCACGGCGGGGTCTATCGCCACCACGATGCGCGTCAGGCCGCCGTCAGGCAGGCTGGACACGCGCAGGGCTTCGATGGCGTCACGCTTCCACAGCGCGCCGGGCGTGTCGGTCAAGACTTCGCCCATCAACTCCTGGCGTCCTAACCGCGTCCCAGCATAACGCGCTTGAAGCGACGCCAGCGCGGGCGCGGCAAGGTTCGCGGCGTTGTCGAAGGTGCTGCCACGGGTGATATGCACATCAGCGCGGTCTAGCAAGTCGCGTATCAGCGCGACCGGGCGCGGCGTGGTGGTACAAACGGCTTGCGGATGCGTGCCAAGGCGCAACCCAAACATGAGTTGATCCCAGGCGTCGCGCCCGTACTGCCAGGCCGCGACCTCATCACACCATGCCCGGTGATGTTGCGGCCCGCGTAAACGGTCAGGTTCGGCGGCGCTGAACAGTTTGTAATGCGTGCCGTTGGTCAGTTCGATTTCGCCTAGCGTGCGGTTCCACTTCTTCAGCACGCCGCGTGGCAACACATTCAGCAGGCCGCTATCGCCTTCAACACAGGTGTCACGCGCATCCGCGAAGGTGGGCGCCACAATGGCGATACGGCTCTCTGGATGCGCCAGCCCGTAGGCTTTCACGTCTTCCGCGCCTGTGCGTGTCTTGCCCCAACCACGCCCGCTCAGAATCAGCCAGACATTCCAATCACCTGGCGGCGTTAGTTGCTCAGGTCGCGCCCAGAAGGGCCAATGGTAACGGAGGCGTGCCTTGTCATCCGGCGTGAGGCTCGCCAGCCACGCCGCCCGTTGTGATGCGCTCCCAGAGGCTAGTGAGGCGGCGGTCAAATGATTCGGCATCGTTCATGACTTCCAGCGAGCCGCTAATTTCGGTGAAGTTCTTGCGTGCGCCCAACTCGGCGGCGATGTCCGCCAGGGACTCACGAAAGGCGGCGTGCGCGTCACGATTGAATGACTCGTTGACAGTGGTAAGCGGCTCGCCTGTCTCGGCGTCGCGCCCCGTCTGGCGTATCTCTTTCAGCCAAGGCCGCGCCTCATACTCTTCGCGTGCGCTTTCAGCCATTTGCGCCAACGCCATCAAGCGTCGCTCTTTGCGGATATACGGTGTGGCGTCTAGCGCCTCTATGAGATTGTCGCGCCGCTCTTTGAGCTTGGCTTGAAAGTCGGGATGCGCAATCCAATCACGCAGCGTGCGTGCGGGAATGTGGCAATCTTCGGCAATCTTTTCCTGCGACTTGCGCCCCTCAAAGATGAGGTTCAACGCCTGCTTTTGCTCGTCAGTCCACACCAGCGGGCGGCGCTTACGCTGTCCTGGTTTGCTTGGCATAGGTCATCACCAGTCAGTCATCCCGCGCTATCGCTATCCACCTTCACCTTGCCGTATACGCGCCGCGTGAAGGGCTCTACGCGCCGCGTATAAACTGCCAAGCTTAGGTGATAACGCCACTATCACCAGAGTTCGCCAAGGCTGGCGACGCGGGGTAAGCGCGCCGCCGTTACGCCACTCACGCCTGGTGAGCGCGCTAGACAGGAGAGGAGCCGCCCGGATGCGCGTCTGGAGGCCGTGCTACGTCTCACCACAGCGCCTTCCCAGGGGCGCGCCAGGTGGCAAGAGAGGGGCCACGCGGCGGGTGAGGCGAGCGAACGCGCAGAGCCGGGCAGGCTCACCAGGAAGAGGCAAGGATGGAATAAGCCGGGCGGCGGCATGGCTGTAACCGCCGTCACGAACGCGCGTGGACTACCACATGACCGCGCCGTCAAGCCGCCGTCCGGCTATCGTAGGAACTACGCCGCCACTTGTGCGGCTTTCTCGCGCGCGGCCTGGCGGCGCATCGCGCGGGTGCGCTTAGGCGGCTTCTCCGCTATCGGCTTAGGCGGCTTGCGCCGGTCACGCCGGGCGGCGCGATTGAAGAGGATAGGAACCTCAACAAGCTTCTTGCCGCGCATTACCATTTGCGACGCCTGATGTAGCACGCCGCGCCGCGCCGCCTTCGCCGCCTGCGCGTGACACCGCTTACAGGTTGGCTCAACGGCGGGTGCGTCCTCAGTCGCTTCCTTCGCCTTGCCGCCATAGGAGCGGTCGCGCCAGTCCAGTTCCTTGCCGCACTGGCCGCAGGACGTCTTGGGAGCGTCCTCAGCAACGTCAGCATCCGCCAGATTGAATGACGCCTCCGCGATAGCCAGTTGCTCGCGTTCTTCATCGGTGAGCGACGCGATATAGCCATCCAGATCATCGTACGTCTTTGTGGCTACGGCGGATGTTTCCTCTGGCATAGCGTCCTCTCTAAAGCCCATGCGCTACCGCTGTCCATCAGAGCTGGCGTCGCGGACAAGTCACGCGCGCCGGTTGGCTGCCGTAGAAGGTGCTCGATTGTAGGTTAGCGTGATGGCCGCTCAATGGGCCGTACGACCCGGATAGCGCCCGCAGGCTCACGGGCGAACTTCTCCGCGCGTTCCACCTGCCACGCCAGCCAATTGGGCGTGTGACCTGTCTCAGCGGCGGCGGTGGCGTAATCGGTGTAGCCCGATGCCAGCGCCAGCGCCACACGGTACGCTTTGCCGCCGCGTTCCAGGCCGTCGCGGCGGATGAAGCGCGCCTCCACCCGCCGCCGGCCATACGCGCCTGCCCACCAGAAACGCCGCTCGTATTCCGCGATGAGGACAGCGGCGGGCTTGACGCGGGCCAGGTATTGCGCGAACTGGCGGGCGAAGCAATGACCGCCCAGGCCGCCATGCTCCACGGTCGCGGTATGCAGGCGCACGGGCTGTGGTGACGTTTCCGCCTCATCACCCAAGCGCACGCCGCGCGGATTGTCGAGCCGGTCAGTGTGGAGGCGATAGCGGGGCGTGCCGCGTTGCAACGGCTCGCCGGTCACAGCGTCGCGTGGGATGGCCCGTACCGTCGCCATGCTCACCTGCCTACTGTCCGTTTCCGCCTGGCACACTGTCCTAGTATCCAGTATTCCGAGTGAGGCAGGACAAAAGCAACGGAGAATGTCAACGACTTGTCAACAGTCTGTCAACAGGTGTGGATAAGTGGACGGATGGACGGCTTAGGAGGTCGCGCCGTCCTGGGATTGCTGAGCGGCTTTCTTGGCAGCGTAGCGGGCGCGAGCTTTGGCATTTTGCTCCGCACGATGCTCTGCATGGTAGGTAGCCTTATAGGCGCGCCTCTCCTCGCGATGCTCGGCGGCGTAGGCGCGTGACGCCAAGCGGTGCATTTCGGGGTCCTTCCAATAGGCTCTTCTCCCTTTTTCGCGGGCGCGATTAGGATTACGCGCCCGCCATTCCCGGTCCCTGAGTCGGCAACGCGACAAATACTGCACATAGGCGTCAGAGTCAGCGCATAACTTTGCCCTGCATCGCCTCGTGTACAGCACCGCCATCGCACGCTTCTTACGAGGACCCCACTTTGGGCCTCGTCGCTTATTTCTTGCCCGCGTAGCCCTATCGCGTATCTCTTGCTTCGCCAACTCGTCAAGGTGGCGAAGGTACGCCTGATAGGATGCGTCATCGGGGAAGAGGTCACGCTCGCTCACGGTCAACGCCCTTCTTTCTCACGAGCCGCTACATATTGTTCCAGTTCCATGCGTGAGAACCGCCGCGTGCGGGTACCAATCAGCAACCCTTTGAGACGACCCGCCGCCATCTCTTTGTAGATTTGCCCGCGTGAGATACACAGTATCGCCGCCGCCTGGTCTGCTGTATACAACAGTTGCGCCCTGCTCAGATCGTCAAGCGCCTGTTTCTGCGACACGAATACATCCCCTTGCCACTAACCGACAAAACCGACAAAACCGCCTAGTGATTTAGTTTTGTCGGTTTTGTCGGTGCCTCTGATGAGGCGCAATACGCGCATCCTACAGCGACGCCGCCAGCGCCGCCAGGTCGTCGCCATCCTGCCGCCGCGCCTTCAGGTAGTCCAGCACGGCGCGGTACTGCGTGCGTGGGATGGACTGCGCGCCGCTCCGTTCCCAGCGACAGATGGCGGCGCGGGTGTAGCCGAGCGAACGCGCCAGCTCCGCTTGTGAGACGCCGAGCGCCGTTCTCAGTTGCCGTACCTGCGCGCCAGTGAGGGTGAAGGGCATGGCGGTGTCCTTTGCCGGGGTGAGAGAGGGAGGCAGGCCGCCGGGGAGCGTTTCGGGTTGGCTGGGTACGGAACGGTGGATGAAGGAGGATTGCCGGACAGCCTGCCTACAGATGAGTATACCACGCGATACCACGTGGGGGTATAGCTGGCTATGGGGTGATGGGTATAGCGGGCTACGGGTGGCGGGTCACGAGTCGAGCGCGGCGCTTCGCCATCCGGCGGCGGATAGCGGGCGCACAGTAGTGGAGCGCGGGGGAGAGTTCGGGCGCTGGCCCCTGCGCGAGCGCCCAGGCTGAGATGTCGGCCCCCAACAGGTGCATCAGCCGCGCGATCTCTGGCATGGCCCGCGTGATATACGCGCCTATCTGGCCTATCTGCTGGAACGTCACGCGCAGATGCTCGTATCGCCGTGCGTACTCTTCATCCGTCATGATTGCTTCTCACCTTCGCCCATGCCCAGCAGCGCGCGGGCTTTGGCGCGCCATTCCGCATCGAGTTCAATGAAGTTCTGCGCCAAGCCTTCAATTGTCACGCCTTTGATGCGTGGCGGCGTGAACCACGCCGTGTAGCGTGACTGCGGCATGGCATCCGCCACCGCCCGCCCAATCTCGCGCCACGCCAGCAGTTCAGCCAAGAGCGCCGGGATGTCCTCACGGGCGTGGGCGATAAACTCAGTATTGGCGTCCTCTTGATCGCAACCCAACGCATGGTTATCCGACTCTACCAGCAACGCGCTTGGGCCAGTAGGCCCGGACGTGTGCCGCTGGCGCACGCGATGGATGCGGGTAACGATCCCATCATGCCGCGTACCAGCGGCATTGCGGCATTCCCACGGCCCCGGCGTCGCCGCCTCCGCACGGGCTTTGATGGCCGCTAGCTCTTCATCTGTCATGCTTGCCCGCCTCTCTACTCTGGCTTGCCCAGTAACGCCCGTGTCAGGTCTTTGGAGTTGGCCGTCAGGCCACCTGAAAAGCTGAGCAGAAGCAACGTTTGCCACCACGGGATATGCACCCACTGCGGCCAGAAGTCTAGAAGCAGCAAAAGCGCGGTGAGCGCAAACCCACCGTATATCATGGCCACACGTCTTCGATTCCTCGTCATGCTCGCTTCTCACCTTCCTACTCCACGCCCTAACGGCGTGAAAGTCGCCTTACGTGCCACGGCATTCTATCGCTTATTCGCCGCTCGCTACCCACAGTGA